CTCTTAACTACAGCAGGCAGGCTATAAGGGTTTTAGAGTTTGAGGTTTTAGAACCATTCAAAATAGCATGGTAGCGAATGGAATGCGAAAGCGAAGAGATTTATCAAACAGTTTTAGAACCATTCAAAATAGCATGGTAGCGAATGGCACGATAGCGGTTTGGGACGTCTTGCCAAGTTTTAGAACCATTCAAAATAGCATGGTAGCGAATGAATGTTATCCGCCCTAATCGTTATTGGTTGGGGTGTGTTTATTTTTTATAGAATGTGGTCGGTGTCATAACCGATTGATTTTTTAAAATCATCAAAACCTTTCCAAGAGCGGAAATTATCGCCAAGTTTTGAATACCCGATTTTTTTTAAGTCAATTTTTTCCTCCATTACAAGGTCAACCAGTCGGGTGTATTCATCACTTCTATGAGTATTAATATTAAGGTTTGAAATATGATTTAGAACCGCTTTTATTTCATTATCACTGATAACAAAGTCGTAACGCTTAAGGAATTTTACAAACTCTTCTTCTAAATGTTCAAAGTATAGTTCACTTAATTCATTTTCACGTTCACTACTTAAAGAAGTGTAACCACCTTGACCGTCACCAATTAGAATTTCATCACTATAATATGGTTCTTTTTTATCAGAATAGCCCATAAGGTAACTAATGGAAATATTGAAATGTTCCGCCAGCATTTTAGCTTGAGCGGGTTTTATTTCAAACTCCCCTTTTTCCCATCTAGAGATGGTTTTTGCATTAACACCCATTAAGTTTGCCAATTCGGCTTGGGTGTCTTTTTTTCTTTTTCTAAGTTCTTTTAATCGGTTCATAGAGAGCCTCCGTTTTTATATCTAGAGTATACCACAAAACATGTAAAAGACAAAATGTCTAAAAAAATCCAAGAAATAATCATTCAACACTTTACAAAGGACAAAATGTCTGTTATTATAAAAATGAAATCAGACAGAATGTCTGTTTTAGAAAGAAAGGAGCTTATATGCTAATTACAAAATCTATCTCCGAGAAAGTTAGAGCCAAAAGAGGGAAAGAGGATTTTACCAAGTCCCATGTGGCTATTTTACTTGGAGTAAGCAGGACAACCCTAGCAAAAATTGAAAAAGGCAACTATGACGCCCCTAAGCGTATCTATGAAAGTGTTATGAATTGGCTTATTGAGGATTTGTAGAAAAAACAGTAAAAAATCCCTAATGTTCAAAATTACAATAAAGGAGGAAATTTATATGAACTTAGTTTATTTAGACGGAAAGAAAGAGCTGTACACAACAAATGAGATTATCGCAGAATATGCTGAAATTGACCGTATTTCAGTTAGGAAATTAATTGAAAGTCACAAAGAAGATTTAGAGGTATTTGGAGTTTTGTCATTTGAAATGACAAAACCTAGTAAAGGTTCTTTAGGTGGTCGCCCTAGAAAAATCTATCACTTAAACGAACAGCAAGCAACATTACTTATCACTTACTTAGACAATACTAAACCAGTGAGAGAGTTCAAAGTAGCCTTAGTCAAGGCATTCTTTGAAATGAGAGACGAAGTCTCAAAATTCAGAGAACAACGAGCCTTAGAGAAACCAACACACAAAACGTTGAACGAGGTTATCAGTAAATGGGACAACGCTCCAACAATGGCTTTCCCAACGGTTAACAACTTACTTTTAAAACTATCATCGGGTAAGAATAAGAAAAAACTGATTGAGGATAGAGGCGGTAAAACGGGACTAGATTGCTTAACAAGCGTTGAACTAGCAAAATATCAAGCTTATGAAAGAGCGGTTATCCCTCTAATTGAGCTGAACATGGAATACGGTGTTATCCGTGATACCTTGAAACAGGTTCAATTATGAGAGCAACAAAAAAAAGGCTTGAGTGACAGCTCAAACCAAAAATGAAACTTGAAAAATATTAGATAAAACAAAACACTACAGCGGGCAGGCTATGAGAGTTTTAGGATTATCTTCTATGCTTATATTATAGCATAGAAACAGCGTTAAATCAATGCTTAAAGCGTTTTTAGAAAGGCAATCAGATGAAACTGTTATTTGAAAAAGTGAACGATTATGACTATAACAACACGGGTCAATTTAAGTGTTATTACATGCTAACAACACCTAATAGAGATAAGTTTTGGAATGGTAAAAAGTTTCCTGAGTGGGAATTGGATATCCTTGCGAGCGAGGGTAAGACTATCAAAATTGTTAACACTATTGATTTACATTTAGATTAGAGGAGGCAAACTAAATGACATATTTACTTTTAACATTGGCACTATTGTATGCTTGGGTATTGGGCTATATCGCAGGAAGAGGTTAAAGCATGATTTATCAAGAAATTAATTTACCAATATGGGCGGAATTGCTTATCATGGCTATTTTATCAATTGTTATTATTCTACTGATAAGGTACGAACCGCCAAGCAATGAGGAAGAAAAGCAGACACAGAACGTTAAGGCAGATAACCATGTCAAAGAGCGTTACGGGGCTTATATTCAATCACAGGGACGATATTACAATTAAGGAGGCATGACATGAAATTATATCACTATTCCCAATTTACCAACCTAGCTAGTATTAAAGAAACAGGCTTACATGTTGGTGCTGATAATATTGTTTATCTTGCTGAAAGTCCTATGTTAGCAAGAGCATTTGCCTATATTTACGGTTTAAAGGATTATGCATTATTTGAGGTATCTGTAACATTAGATGACATTGAAAAGAGTATAGACCACAACGAGGACTATTTTAAGAAGCTGACAGGGGAGTTAAGTGCTGAATGTTATTCATGTAAGCATAATATACCAGCAGATAGAGTAACTTTTTTAAGTTGCTATTCATTTTCAGATTAGGAGATAGACCATGACAAATAAAGAATTAAATAAAATAGCTGACCTTATCAATGAACGTGTAACGTTTGCCGAATTATAAGAATTCAAACACTTGGAAGAGCGAGCGGATAGAATAGTATGGGTTAAAAATCAAATTGCCAATCTAGATAAAGGAGAAATATTGTTATGACAGATATCGTTATCAATATTCAAGGCACTAAAACAAAGTTAGCGGTAGCGCATGACCGTTTGAATTGGGTTACCCGACAAATTCGAAAAATGGAGGTATGATATGGGAACATTTTCAACAGAATTTGAACAAGGCTTATTAGATCGTGTAGACGAACTTTCCAAAAAGAAGTTAGAACTAGAAAGACGGCTACAAAAACAGACGGGCTTAATGAGTGCTAGAGAACTAAAAAAAGAATTAGACATAACGGGAGCAACACTTACAAGTTGGGTTAAAAAGGGACTAAAAGTCTATCAGCCACCCTTTGAGAGTAGTAAAAAACAATATTTCAGAGTGTCAGACGTGATTAATTTTTTAACTGTACGCTAGAAATGGGGTAGAGGAATGAGCATATATGAGGCAATGGGAGTTACTAACAGACTACTTTATTTATACGATGATAAACCAAGCAAACAATTAAGCGCTGAACCGTTTGAATACGTTGCTAAGTTTCCCGCCTTGGAAGTACCCGAGGGAATGGACATAGAGAAATTTAAGAAAAACCACGCGCCCTATTGTATATCGGGTAAGGTTAAAAAAGATAAAGATGACGCGTACAGACGTAATGACACTAATCTAATTTATAGAGACTTGATTTTCTTGGATTATGACAATATCACACTATCAAGTGAGGAATTTAAAGCAACTGTTGAACGGGCAATCGGCGACTACTCTTATATCATTTACCCAACGATTAAACACACCGAGGAAAAGCCACGCTTTAGGCTAGTGGTAAAACCTAGCGAACCGATGAACAAAGAGACTTATAAGTCAGTTGTTACTGAAATAGCTGAAAAAATCGGCTTAATGTATGATACAGCGTCCCTTACATGGTCGCAGTTGCAAGGCTTACCCGTGACAGTTGGGAAAAGTGATGACTATGTTAAGACTGTACACCGTGGGAAAGATTATCCCGTACCAAAATATGAGGGAACAACAATCAAAAAAGCAAGTACAAAAGGTTATAGTATCCGTTCTCCTAACGAGCGAAAAAGCCCGACTGTAAGAATTATTGAAACACTATTCAACGGTTTTGGTGAAGAGGGCGGGCGTAACAATGCGTGTGCTAGCTTTGTTGGTTTGTTATTCAATCGTTACGTTAACTTTGATATTGCCACGGGTTATCAGTTAACTGTAATGGCGAATAACAACACACCCGAACCGTTACCCGAGGAAGAATTGGATAGAACTTTTGAAAGTATCGCTAAAAAAGAATTAACCAACAGACTTTAAGGAGGAATTTTTATAAGTGTTAGACATTGCAAAATTGGAAGAAGAAATCAAAGAAGAGCAACAAAATAGTGACAAGCAACCTAAAACAATGAACGAGCTTTACATTCTACTACAGCAACTAGGGAAAGCATGGAGAGAGGAAAACGCCTATATTGTTAACGAGGGGCAAAAAAACGAGCGTACGGTTACACCGCAACCTAACGTATCTACAGTTGCTAAAGTGCTGAAAAAGCATTGTCATTTTACTTTTATTGGAGAGGGCGCAATTAGTGACATTAGTAAGTTGTATGTTTACCATTTAGATTTAGGCTACTATGTATCAAGTGATGATATTTTTAGAAAATTGTTGTTGAAATATGATAACCGCTTGACCTCAAATAAATTTTTTACTGAATTAATAGCTTATATCCGTACAGAAACCAAAATACAACCACCTTTGAGCGATTATCGCTATATCCCAGTCGCTAACGGGGTGTACAATATCCAAACAAAAGAATTAGAGGAGTTTACCCCAAAATTCATCATCACAAGTAAAGTCAAGACAGCTTACAATCCGTACGCTAAAAAGCCAATTTTAGGCGGTTGGTTTGATTTTGATAAGTGGCTAGCCACATTGACTTGCGGTGATGAAGAGCTTGTAACACTCTTATGGCAAGTGATGAATGAGGCTATCAATCCAAACCGAACACGTAAAAAAATGGTGTTGCTTGTTGGTGACGGTAACAATGGTAAGGGGACTTTTCAAGCCTTGTTAGAAAACTTAATAGGCAGGGAGAACATAAGTAATCTAAAACCCGACCAATTCGGAAAAGAGTTCTATTTAGGGGCGCTTGAGGGGAAAGTTTGTAATATTGGTGATGACATATCTAATAAGTATCTTGATGAAGTATCTGACTTGATGAGTGTTGTCAGTGGTGACCCTGTACAGGTCAATAAGAAAGGCAAGCAACCAGTCGAGGCGCGTTTTAAGCTTTTGTGTGTCTTTTCAGGGAATGACCTCCCTAATGCTAGAAATAAAACTAACGGCTGGTATCGCCGTTTGTGTATTATCCCTTTTAATGCCGATTTTAATGGTGAGGTAGAACGTCCCGAAATCAAAGATGATTTTATCAAAGATAAAGCACTGCTGGAGTGGGTACTTTTTAAAATTTTAAATATGGCTGATTTTGACAAATTCATAGAACCAAAAGCCGTGAAAGAAAAGCTAACTAGCTACAAGAATGATAATGACTATATCAAGCTTTGGGTTGAAAACTACTATATCCCAAACGGGTGGCATGAAGTCAACCATGTACCAATGTTTATAGCACGGAACAAACTAAAAGAGTTCGCCGAGGACATGGGCATAGATAAACCAAAATTAGGAAAATTTAGTAACGCAGTTATGGCAGAATTAGAACGAAGTACACCATATCATTATAAAGCCAAAAGTGGGACGGTTAGGCGTGAATTTTATGACACACTAGACCCTCACGGGTTTCACCGCGATAAATTTACTAAAGGTGTTTGGGGGATTGGGTTAATTGAAAAATAGTTAGGTTAGGTATTTTTGAAACAGAAAAGCGATAACAGCAACGTTTCAGACGTTTTAGGTTAGGTAAAGATTTTAAACCTAACCCGATACCTAACCCAGTTAAACCCTTGATACCATTGGTTTTTACTAATATAGGTTAGGTAGGTTAGGTAAAATATAATAAGTAAATAATAGTAATATATATAGTTTCTTATATGCGTACAGACTTAAAAAGTAAAACACACCCCAACCTAAAGCCCTCAAAAGCTTGATTTAACAACGTTTTAGAGGGTTAGGTTTAAAAACCTAACAAAACCCAACCCCAGCAATTTGAACAAAAAATATAAAAAGGAGAATAAATTGGACGTAGATTTGATTGCTTATGAGCTAAAAGAATTACAACGCAATCATGGCTTATCTGAACAAACAGCCATGGAAATCTTGAAAATGCGACAGCTTAGCGATGACTTAGACAGCATTCGGGACGTGCTACGAGATATTCATAACACAATCTAAGTAGAGAGGAGAAAAACAGATGAAAATTAAATTATTTAACCGTGAGGCAATCTCCGATGGTTATTACAGCAATGGCATGGCAAGGTATAGAAGAGAAAATAATAAGGAACTAGAAGTCAGAGTAAATGAGTTCATGGCTGATAAGAAAGTGGTTGATATTAAATATCAAGAGGCAACTCATGGCAATTATGAAGACATGGATTCCGATAATTGATTTGAAATTAAAAAGAATGCTGATAAACCAACATTCTTTTTAAGTATTCTTTGAGAAATATTAGATATTTTGTCTGTTTAGCTACCAAAAAGCTACCAGATAAATTAGTTGTATTTTTTTGTTAACTCTTCGTACATCTCAAACAATCGTGCCACTGTTTCGCTCTCGGATAGCCATGTTTTCTTGCCGTCTACGACTTTGGTCATGCCGTAGGCGGTCATAACAGCTTTGTCATTAGCTTGATGGGCTTTTCTTAGCTCAGCTGGCATAGTCAATTCATCATAGAGGTCAGCAAGGCTAGAATCTGGGTAGAGGGCACGTGCATCGAGAATTGCTTGAGCAGTTTTAGAGATTTTACTCTTCTGCTCCTCAGTCAATTCAGGCCAAGGGAAATTATTATAAACAATGTCTTTTGAATAACGATAACGCATTTCAAGACGTCCAGCTACTGTCCTCATCCATGCCATATGGACATTTGATGTCAATATTCCTAAATCAAGTAAATCTGCATCAGGCACTATCAAAGTTCCCATAACTGGAATTGTTTTATCATCTAAAAAACCAATTGGAACATATTTTCTTCTTTCAGAAGAAACACAAGGAATAATTAGATATTTATCAGGGTTTAATTGCTCTCTAAATAGTGTTGGTGTATTTGCTAATTTTAATGATTCAGAAGTATTCGCATTGATACGAGCTTCTCTACATTTTTCAACTCTATCCAAAACTATCGGCATTGAACGGAGTTCTTTAGGTGTGATTCCTACAAGCCACAAGCAATAGCGTTCTTTATTTTGAATAAATTCCTTTGCACCAACCATTCGCTTAATCCACTTTGCAGATTCAGGAGATGATTTGATAAAGTCGTCATACTCCGTGGCTTCAATTTTTAGATGATTATAGTCACATGGCTTATTTGGAGCAATCATTGGCTTAGCACCACTAATTGACTTATTTCTACTTTCTATAAAGATATTTTCAGCTTCAATCTGATAAGCATTTATATTACTTACTTTAGATTCACTTCCATTATCATAAATAACTTTATTCGTTGTGACCGATGTAGAACTGAATCCTACAATGATACAATGAACATGAGCTTTTAAGTTTGCATCACTATTCCAAATAAAGGATTTATAGACAAAATCAATTTCATTACCCATATCAAAGATTAGTGGCCATAGAATAGAGATTTGCTCTCCTTGCATGATTGAGTTGGTCGATACAAATGCGCTCTTGATACTTGTACCTTCCATGAATTTAGAAGCTAACAGGTACCAACTAGCAACAAAGTCTAATTTTCTATATTTCTTAGTGTAGGGAGAAAATACGACATCCATATCTTTTTTTTGTTCAGGTGTTGAATATTTTGAGCCAACAAAAGGTGGATTCCCAATAATATAACTCAGCCTATCTTTAGGTACAATTGTTTCCCAATCAATCTTTAAAGCATTTCCCTCAACAATATTAGTGTAAGACTTGAGTGGTAAAAAATCAATATTCGCAAATACAATATCCTTGGTTTCTTCTAGCATCTGATTTTCAGCAATCCAGAGGGCTGTTTTAGCAACAGATACTGCAAAGTCATTAATCTCGATACCGTAGAATTGATTGAGTTTAACTTTCACAAGGTCTTGTCCTAAGTCTAAGGCAACTGTATCCCCCATGTAAAGTTTAATAGCTTCATTTTCTAGACGTCTAATAGATGTATAGGTTTCTGTAAGGAAATTACCTGAACCACAAGCAGGATCGAAGAATACAAGATTTGATAGCTTAGATTGGAACTGCTTAGCTTTTTGTTCAACTGTTTTGTATTGTTTAAATTGACGGATTTCATTCAATTCGTTCTTTAGTTCATCTAGGAAAAGCGGGTCAATAACTTTATGGATATTTTCAATAGAAGTGTAGTGCATTCCACCGCTTCGACGGGTTTCTGGGTTAAGTGTTGATTCAAATACTGCTCCAAAAATAGTTGGGCTAATTTCTGACCAATCAAAACTAGACGAAGCATGCTCTAAAATTAACTCGCGTAATTCATCTGTAAAATTTGGAATTTCCAAATTATTTTCCGCAAACATTCCCCCATTGACATAAGGGAAGGCCAGAAGCTCATCATCCAAATAAGGATTACGATTTTCAATCGGAGTATCTAAAACAGAAAAGAGATCAATTAATCCTCTACGGAAATCGCGACTGCTAAAACGAGCAAGATAATCATGGAACATCATGTGATGACCGAAGATGCCGGCATCTTCAGCATAAAGACAGAATACCAGACGAACGACAAGTTGGTTTATAGCATGAAGACTTTCTGTACTTTCAGGATTAATATACTGTTTCAGAAGGCCTTCATAAATTTCTCCAACAATCTCTCCAGCTTCCATAGAAACTTTCATTTCACGTTCAAGGTGCTCGTTGGTCTTATCTACCAAAAATTCTAAACGATAAGCTTCTTTATCTAAGTCAGCAAGTTTAATAACTTTTGGTTCACCGTTTGGTTGTTCCATATCATAGACATAGAACTCTTTGAAATTACATGTTACAATCCAACGAGGTCGCTGAGAATATGGGAGATTAGCCGAGTAACGTTTAGCTTGTTGGAACGGTGTCAAATAGGTATTATCAGACTGTTTAATGGCTTTATTTAGGTCTTTATCAGCTCCCTTTTGTTCAATCAATACTTTTGTTTTATCAATAAAACCATCGATAAAACTAGTATGGTCTAACATTACTTTATCTTCAAATGTAATATATTCTGTAGGGTTTTCTATACCATAAACGGACTGTAGCAAGTCAAGCCAAAATGACTGACTATCTTGTCTTTCATTTCCTCTATTTTCCCACCGTTTAATAAATGCTTTAACCTGTTTTTTCTGTTCTCTTACGTTAATCAACTTTAGTTCCTCATACTATATTAATTTTCCTTGTTAGCAAGAAAATTTTCTAAAAAAGTAATAATCTCTTTTTTGTCTTCTTCGGTTAGTTCATACTTTTTCAATAAACTAACAATCTCTTCTAGACCATCGTCACGTCCTTTTAAAATTTCAGCAGACGTACCAAAGATTTCAGCCAATTTTTCTACTGTTCCTTTTCTTGGATTTCTTCCCCCATTTTCCCATCTAGCATATTGTGCTTGAGCTACACCCAATTTTTCAGCAACTTCTAATTGAGTAAGTCCTGCATCTAGTCGGGCTTTTTTTATATTGTCTTTTAACATTTTAAAATTCCTTTCGCTTTTATATTGACCTATAACCAAAAAGGTTATATTGAAGCAAAGCATACAAAATAGGCAATACTAGTTAGCTTATGAATATGCAAAAACACCCCAGAAAGCTCTGCAAAGCGTTCTGAGGCTTTCGTTTAAAACCAACACAATTATACCAAAATGGTAATACAAAGTCCATAAGAAGCGAAATATGGCTAGATTGAGAATACTATGACAACTACACATTACACAATAAAAGATAATAATATTAGCAATACTCATTCATTCTATCACTTGATGGAAATCCATATTGTAAACGTAGTATTAGAGACCAGATTATAAAATACGCTAAGCGTGCTGGGGTTAAATACATTCAACCAAAAGGTCTGAGACACTCCCACGCATCATTACTCATTAATGAGTACAATGTAAATGCCCTATATATTCAAAGACGATTAGGTCATTCTGATGTCAAAACTACACTTAGTATTTATAGCCATCTATACCCAAATGCCGATTCCGAATTAACAGATAAACTCAATCTCATATCAAGTGATTTTATCGATTAAATCTCTTTGGCTACCCAAATAGCTACCAAAAGATAGAAACCTAACTCAAAAGCCTTATTTTAAAGGTTTTTTTCTTATTTTCCCACTATTTCTAAAACGGGGTGGGTAATCGTTCGGGGAAAACAACGCCGCCCTTTTCCGTGCATGATTTTCCCTTTTTAAATTTCTGAACGTGTTTAAACGCCTGTATTTGTCCCTATAAGCGTGTTTAAATTCTTGGGGTATTTATGGTATTAGATAAGGTGGTAACGTGGGTAAACGGGGCGTATATTTGATTTTAGGCTATCACTAAAAGACCCCGCCCCCCCTGTTTACTAACACGGAGAGCCACGGCAAGGTGTTGTCTTGTATCACGCACCATTTTTTAAGAATTTAAAGGGGTGTCATGTAACCTTGAAAAGCCTTATTTTGATTATATTTTATTTACCAGTTAACTTTCTATCTGTTCCGCTTTTAGATTGCTACTGATATTGCTTTTTGGTATACTTGA